TAGGTCCGCCTGGATATAATGGACTGTCTGGCAAGTATTTGTTTGCTGGATCGTTTGCCCTAGCATATCTTGGATCCATACCAACATATTCTGGAAAACTCTGTCCATATGTGATAGGGAACAAATGATGTATGCCATATCTCAGTGCGTCTCCTAAGCCGTCTATATGAGCGTACTTTTGCTCAGTATATTTGACTAAGCGTTTGCGACTACCATCTTCAAAGTGATAAGTCTGTAACGCTTCTAATAAGTATTTATCGTCTTTCTTTATTACCAATCCATTCCTATTAATAAAGGAATTACATGTGTTATCAGTATCACTAACAAGAGGATTACTCTTTCTTGAGTTGACGATGGAAAAACCATATTTCTCAAGAATGATACGATCTGTGATTCCGAAAGGGCTTGTCGTATCCCTATTGACTTGTGTGCCTGACATGTCAATGATTGAACTAATGCGTCGTTTCGGAAAGTCACGGCGTATCGCATCAGCGATGCCTTCAGTTGAGCAATCCGGAATCGCATAACTTTTAAGTATCTCAATCTTACCATCTTCTTCACCTGCTTTTATGACTTGCGCGACTATAGCGCACATCACGCGCTTGTTAAAGTCATGGAACGTATATAGATCACCATTACGATCTACTATCTCATCAACTGTATGTTTATGTAGGTTGAAAGTATAATAGAACTGATCAGCGACACTTTCCCAAGCACATAGATAGTCTTGCGCGAACTTTAATGGACTCAATATTCTTTTTTGTTCATTGATGTAATCTAGATTACCTGAACGCATCTGCTCATAATTGAAATGACGCACGATGTATTTTTCTGGTCTATCAAGAGCCATCTTGAATAGATCATATAATGGTCCCGCACCGTTTGGTGTCGATATCACGACCAATCTACCTGCTGAGTCTGGTTGACCTACGCTGGGTCTAAGTCTGTTGGTTATCTCTTGTAGTGTATCACTTGTGTATAATGCCGCTTCGTCAGCGATCCATACGCCAACGTTCAGACCGCGTAAGTTCTCACGTTGTTCTGCTGATTTACAACGTATGAACACACCATTTGGAAATCTTATGGTAAGTTCGCTGTTGTTGATGTCGATACCATCACGCAAATTATAATAATTTATACAACTCTTTTTTAATGGTTCCCATATAAGTGATTTGATCATAGCACCAGTAGGCGCAGAATATATGATATCTTTGCCCTTATGGTATTTTTCATTTGATGCGAATATTGGTAATGCGATGCTTGCTAAGAACGTCTTACCACTACCTACAGGCACGATATGTATACAATGCTTGTCACTATCAAGCATGTCGCGCAATAATGTCGCTTGCTCGCCATATAGTTCTAGATCGACATTCATATCCAATTATCCAACACGATTTCATCAGTGACTTGATGCGGTCTTGGTTCACCGTGAAACACTAATATTTTTGTTGTAGGTAATACTTTAAAATCTCTGACATGATCCCATTTATAACTCATAGTCCATTCATCTGGATAGAACTTGATGTCATGTCTATGATAATGCCATATATAATCTTGATCACCGTGATAACTCTGAACTATGGTATCATCGCGTTGTAGACGTTCATGTATCATGTTGTATGTGTTGTTCTCCCAGCGCATAATACCGCTCGCTAGGCTCTGATGTCCGTCATGGTTCTCGCGCAGATATAGATAGTTACGCAATCCAATAAATTGCCCAGGCATGTGTGTCATGAAACAATCTATGTTGCGCAAGATCACCATATCTAGATCGATATAGAAATTGACACCATCTTTAAACAATCCTGTCTTAAAGATATATGGTTTACACCACCAGCCCTTGTAAAGATAATCTTCTGGCAGCATGACAGGTCTTATGTTTTTTTCTAATCCATGACTATCATCAGTCACGCAATAAAAACGGAACGGCATAGTGATGTTACGATAGACCATGTTATACATCTTGTTAACGTATTCTGGCCCATACTTAGTTCCATGCTTGACAGTGATGATGTTGACTATTTTTTCCATCTGACCATTCCATGTGTCAAGGGTGCTTGTATCATGACACGCCCGCCGCGTTTAGGTAATTTATCGATTATTGGTTTATATGATCGTGGTATGTTGATATCACAATCATAGATATCTGGAAACAATTTATCGAAATCTTCTGGTAAAAGATTGACAAAGTTCAATGCTTGTATAGGTGGCACATAATCATTATTATTGATACGTGCGAATAAAACCTTATCATATCTATTGATGACGATCTGGCATTTCTTATACCAATTCTCTACGCTGATCGGTAACGTATGTGTTTGATGTTTGTCTTTATATGGTTTCTTACCGCTATAGACATTATTGTGATAACCATCTTGGCTGATATAGTCGAATCCAATCATGAATACTTGAGTATGTCCATGTTGTGCTGCTAACATACAGGCTAGATTACCGCTATCTATGATACCATGAACAAATGGATCAATATGATCTAATGATCTAGTGTTACCATAATGTTTGTCATATATGCGTTTATCGATGACGATTTTTGTTTTCTTTTGTATGTCATCCAATAACAGCATGTCTATCATTGCTTTGTCAACGGCAACTAGATAGTCTGGAAATAGATGATCATAGATGCGATTACAACCATATACAGTACCATATTTTGACAACTTACCGATGTCAAAACTCAATCTGCTACGACCATTACCTAAAACAAATGCTATTTTTGTTTTGTCGTTATCGTTACTGGTAAATTGTTCCAATCAGGTAATTCCTTCTCTTTGAATGTATATGTTGGTGCTATGCTCTCACCATTGCTAGTCACATCAACTTTGTCTGCTATGACTTTGCTGAGTATGGTCTTTTCATAGTCACGCACTGCTTGCCAATCTTCGCGCAAAAAACTATCGCGGTAATGCTCAGCCAATAATTGCTCGAACCTTTTGCCAGTCGTTCTCTGTATCTGTTTCAATAGTTCGCTGCCTGATAGTTTCTGTATCATGCCTTTCTTGCGACCCGATCCCGCTCGTTTCCCGCCCCAGTTCTTCTTTACTTCTTCTGACATTTATAATGCTCCCATCGCTTTTATAAATCATATTGATTTTTTAGGTCTTGGTTTTGGTTTCTTTGGTTTATACATAGATTTTTTCCCAGTCATTTGGATCATCTTCTGGATCCAAGCCATCGTAAAGAGTTTTGTCAGTAGTGTCTTTTTTACTTTTGTACTTGAGCGTACCAAAGACTGATAATATTTTTTGATTGTTTTCTTTCCATTTGCTAACGATTTCTTCATAGCGATCACTTCCTAATATTAATCTTAACTGTGATTGACAGTCACCAACTGTTGGATTGATATCGAACTTGCTAGTCTCAATCTGAAACATGAAGTCCATACAACGATCTAACTCAGTCTCGTTCATATAGATGCTGAGTTCGGTGACCATCTTGTTCATGATATTGACTTTCTTATTATCGAACTTGCGATTATAAAGATCATTGAGCAACATCAGTGTAACTCCTTCTTTTTATCTTCTTTTTCTACAAGTTCTTTTAAGTTTGCTTCTGTCAATAAACTGCCTAAGAACTGATAGACTCCCTCCATGGTCAACACGGTGAAATCTACACCTTTCTTGTCATCGTCATCAAGACCATCTGTCTTGATGTTCTTTGCTTTGTCTAATGCTTCTAAGACATCCTGCATCAATGGTTGTATGCTGACCCATACGATGCCGTCTTCTGCTTTGTGTAACACATATCTGTTCATTTAATATTCTCCTAATAAGTCGTTGAATTGTTCCCTTGATATGGCTGTGAAATTCTTTTGCTTACAGATCAGATGATTACCATGACGTACATGTATGAACTTAACATCACTATATGTCTGTACATGGTGATTCAATCGTGATTCAAACTGGCGCAACAAATATTCGCAACTCATGGTGATAGGACCTGCGCTATAGTTAGGTGTACCATGATATACGTTCTCTATCTTGGTAGTATGCCCTGTATAATCGAATCCTATCATGTATATGGTCTTATGACCATTCTGTGCTGCTAATCTGATAGCACCACTACCGCTATCACCTATAAATTGATCTTGCGTGACGAAATTTATAGGTTCTCCGTTGTTCATCCTATTTCTACATTTCTGGCTATATTGCGTATAGAACTTTGTCTGATAATGTACACGCTTGTCTAATATCTCACCAACCATGTGTTGATCTAGACTGATCAGATAGTCTGGCATGAAATCTCTATACAATGCGTTACATCCATAGGTAGTCATGACGGCATGTATCTCATGTAAGTCAAAGACTACACGACTGAGACCATTACCTATCACGCAGGCGCTATTGCTTTTCTCTATATCCACTAGCATAAATCGCACGGGCTTGTTTCTCTGCGTCTTCACGCTTTTTGTAGAGTTTACCGGTCTGTCCGTACCTGTATCCTATGATCTTACCACTTTTATTTCTGACTTCATGTACTGGCATGTTCAATCCTCATCTGTGTAATAAGTTTTCTTGTCTTTAGGTCCTTCGCATGATCTAACATGACTATACAATTCTTTGCGTAGTGTATGGTAATGTTTATTACAGAAAGGACATCTATAACCAGTGATAAACCAACCATTGCGCTTGCGTGTGTATAGTTTGCCTAGTATTGACAATATTTCATCATCATCCATATTGTATTTATAGAAGATGAATAACTTAAGATGAAAGATTGATTGTTGATCAAGTCAGCGTAAACAATCTTTGCCTGAACTCAATCTTTTCTATGTCAGGACTATTTGGTTG